GCCATACCGCATTATGGTTATTCAACAAGTCGACGCTGCAGGCGCTATTTATGACCATGCCGGCCGCAACACAAGTAGCTTATTTATTACAAACTTAAACGCAGAGGAAGGCGAACAGCCCCGCGTAGTAGATAAAGCCGTAGACCGAAACCAGGCGGCAGTTGAAACGGAAGTTATAGCTGTAGTGGCCGACGTAATGGCTATGGTCAATAGAAAAATGCTGGTTACTTATGGCAATTAACATACCTATTTTAACGTCGTTTAATGGCAAGGGCGCCGAAGCGGCTATAAAAGAATTTCAAAACCTTACTAAAGCGTCGGATAAAGCGGCGTTTGCTATAAACAAAATGGCGGTACCTGCCGCCCTAGCGTTTGGTGCCATTGTTACAGGCGGTTACAAGGCTGCCCAGGCTGCAAGCGACTTTAACGAAACGGTCAGTAAGTCCGGCATTATTTTTGGTGAAGCGTCTACAGAAATTAAAAAATTTGCCGACACCGCCGCCGCTAGTTTAGGTTTATCAAAGCAAGCTGCATTAGACGCCGCGGCCACTATGGGAACGTTTGGTAAATCTGCAGGTTTAGCCGGTACGGACTTATCAAACTTTTCTATAGAAATGGTAAAACTGTCGGGCGACTTAGCAAGTTTTCATAACGCAAACCCCGCCGACGTAGCCCTAGCGTTAGGCGCTGCCCTACGTGGAGAAGCCGAACCTATACGCAAATTTGGCGTACTACTCAACGACGCAGCGGTAAAAGCCCAAGCTATGAAAATGGGCCTGTATGACGGTACGGGCGCATTAAGCGCGCAAGCAAAAGTATTGGCTACGCAAAAACTTATTTTAGAACAGACCAGCGACGCGCAAGGCGATTTTGCGCGCACGTCAGACGGTGCAGCAAACCAGCAACGCATATTAGCGGCGCAAGTATCTAACGCAAAAGTAGCAATAGGGCAAGCGTTTCTACCAATACTTGAAGCCGTCTTACCTGTATTGGTTAATTTTGCTACAGCTATTGGTAACAATACGGGCGAATTCGTAGCGTTTGTTGCAGTCATTGGCACTATTTCAGGTGCAATAGTTTTGGCTAAAGGCGCCATGATGTTATGGAAAGCGGCAAGCATTATTACAACAGCCGTTAACTATGCCCTGGCAACATCATTTACCGCGGTTCAAGTATCTACCGGCATTGGCATTATTGCTGTAGTTGCAGGCGTAGCGGCGTTTGCTGCCTACACCAAAAAGATGAACGCAGCACGTAAAGAAAGCGATTTGCTAAACCAGCAAACACTTATTACCGCAGGCACTATTAGCGCTACTGGCGCGGCTATTGGGGCTTTAGGTATTATCGGCCCGCAACTAACTAACGACCAATTAAAACAAGCGTACGCAGATTTTGAAAAGGCTAAAGACGGCGCCAACAAATTTGGTAGCGGCGTTGACTTAGCGGCAGAAAAACTAAAGAAAATGAAAGACGCTATAAAAGAAGCGTCGGCGGCCTTAGTCGAGGATATGACAAAAGCGTTAGACGACGCTAAAGACGCATTGAAAACAGCACAAGACGCGTTTAGCGAATTTGGCGAAAAAGTATCTACCAGCCTGTTAGAGGCGTTTAATTTTAAAGACGCTAAAGACGCAGGTAAAGACACGGGCGCAGGGTTTTTAGTTGGGTTACGTGACTAAGTAACGAACATAAATAAATACGGTAAAGACGTAGAAACGTTGCTACGTATGAATTTGTCGGAAGCCGCTTTAGCCGAAGTGTTAAAGGCAGGTAATGAAAGCGGCGCGGCTATTGCTGCCGAACTTATTAAAGGCGGTCAATCCGCTATAGACGAAACTAACGCGCTTGTAGCGTCGGCCCAAGCTATGGCAGACCGAATAGGCCAACTAGCGGCAACCCAGTTTTATAGCGCGGGCGTATCTAACGCCCAACAATATTTGGCAGGCGTAGAGGCCGCTATGGCCGTTGCTAACGCCAAACTTGCTGGCAAGGGCTTAAAGTTGGCCGACGTTAAAGGCATATCGGCAGGGTTCCAAGACGCAATTAAAGCGCCTGTCGCGGCCCCTATTAGTCGACCTGGTAGCGGCGCGCCTGGCGGCGGTAGGGAATTTGTTATAAACGTAAACGGCGGTTTAGCGTCTAGCGCCGACATTGGTAAAGCCGTTGTAAACAGTATTCGCCAATTCAATTTACTTAACGGCCCTGCAAATATTCAGGTTGCGTAATGGCTACCGCGTTAATTAACGGCGGCCCCGACTATCTAGTAGAACTAGACACTGGCGCAATAATTGACGGTTTCGAGCTTGACGACGCCGTACGGGGCGTTTTAGATAACCCCGATTACGTGCTAGACGGTACGACAGATTTCGCCAATATTACCGAATATGTAGAAACAGTAAACATTAGGCGCGGGCGCCAACGAACAACAGACCAAACCACCCAGGCGGGTACGTGCAGTTTCACTATGCGCGAATATGTGTTAGACCAAAACCTAAACCCGTTAAACGACTTAAGTATCTACTACGACAGCGCGCAAAACATGCCAGGTTTAGCGCCGTTGCGTATTGTGCGAGTTTCACGTGACGGCGAATACTTATTTGTAGGCCGTGTCACTAACTACGATTACCGTTATAACTTGGGCGCGCTTGATGAAGTAACGGTAGTTTGCGCCGACGATTTTTATTTACTTAGCCGGACAGCGTTAGCCACGTTTACACCTAGCACCGAAACTAGCGCCGCCCGTTTGTCGACTGTTTTAGCACGCCCCGAAGTCGCCTATACCGGTGCTACAAGCATTACGGCAAGCCCTGTAACCACCCTGGGCAACTACCTAGTAGACGACAACACCCAGGTAGCGGCATACATAAACCGTATTAACGAAGCCGAACAGGGCCGTATTTTTTTGTCACGTAGCGGCGTGTTGACTATGCAGCCGCGTATTACTAGCGCGTTTAGCGGCCCTGTCTTAGAGCTGTCCGACGTTGGCAACGTACCTTACAACGCGTTAACCATTGAATTTGACGCGTCTAACGTGGTTAACAGGGCTTCAATATTGCGCGAAACAGGTATAGCCCAAGTAGCAACCGACGCAACATCTATAGCCCAATATTTTACGCAGTCCGTAGAACAGACCGACAGCCTTTTATCAAGCGACGCCCAAGCCGCCACGTTAGCCGCCTACCTTATTGTTGCCCAACCGTCGCCCCGTTATACGTCGGTAGGTATATGGTTTGGCAGTTTGACAGCCCCGCAACGCGCCGACGCTGCCGTAATTGAAATAGGCGATTTAATAGAAATAACCAAAACCGAAACGTTTGGTACTGTTACCCAAGAACTATACGTAGAGGGCATAGACCATACAATAAGTTTTGAAGGCGGTCACGCTATGCGCTATTACACAAGCCCTACAAGCCTTGTATACGCCTTTATCCTTGACGACGTAATATATGGCGTTTTAGATATCGCCAACCCTCAACCCGCACTAAGTTAGGATTACAGCACTATGGCAAACGAACAAACTAGCGTTCCGCTTTACGCTGCGTCAGAAATTTTGACCGCCGCAAATATGAACATATCGGCAGGTACAGGCGTACCAGTTTTTGCTACGACGGTTACGCGCGACGCGGCTTTTGGTGGCGCAGGCGAAAAGGTGCTAGCAGAGGGCCAACTATGCTATTTGTCGGCTTCAAACATTGTGCAGTATTACGATGGCGCAGCATGGGCTACTGTCGGGCCGTTGACGGCTGGTTTGACACTTGTTAGCACGACTGCATGGTCTGGTGTTAGTGCAACGATTGACAATGTTTTTTCTGGTACTTATACGCATTACAAAATTATTTGTTCTGCTACAGCGTCAACAGGTAGCGCTACTATTATTAAAACTCAGTTGAGGGTTGGCGGTGTAACAAATACAAGTTCTAATTACAGTAGCGCACGAAGCGGTTACACTTATGCAGGTGCAATAAATGCTGATGTGGTAAGTGCTGGCGCTTACTGGTTTTTGTGGCGTGGTAACGGGTCTACAAGTTTTGGTGGCGGTTTTGCTGGCAGTATGGATATTTGTTACCCTGCCGTAGCAACACCAACATGGGTTAACGGAACATCGGTTGACGGGTCATATCAGGCTGCAGCGGCAGGTGTCCACAATGTTTCTACGGCTTTTGACGGAATAATTTTTACCAATGACGCTGGCGGCACAGTTACAGGCACAATATCTATATTCGGATACACAAAGTAGGGACTATGGCGCAAGCAACTTTCTATGACGGGCTGACAGGCAAAACTATTTACCGTGAAGAAACATCAGCCGAAATTGCAGAGCGAGAAAACTCACAAAAGTTATCGGCAAACAAAGTCAAATCAGACGCAGACGCACAAACTGCTAAAGCCACTGCTCGACAAGCCGTACTTGACAGGCTAGGAATTACAGCCGATGAAGCCGCGCTACTACTGGGCTAGCGTCATGCTTGTGCTAATCCCGATTGCTTGCGCTAGCGAACGCACTAACGCACCAAAAAAAGTACGCAATAGCGCGCTGACACGTTGCTCGACTATTGCACAATGCGAAAGGGTTTCTAATGGCTAGGGAAAAATCAGAAATAGATTACCTTCACGCGCGAATGATAGTGTTCGTCGGCTGCACTATTGCCGTAACGTTTGCAATAACAGTTATAGGTTTTGTTTACGGCCTACTGTTTGTTACGCAACCTTTAGAACAATCACCAAACGACGCCCAATTTATCGACTTGCTATCTACCCTTACAGTGTTTATGACCGGCACGTTAAGCGGATTAGTTGCAGCCAACGGCCTCAAACGCAAACCTACAGAACCGACTAATGGAACCCCAAGCCCCTAAACCTGTAGTAGTGCCGGCTGTAAAAAAACTGGTATTACCTGCCACGTTGGGCCACGTCACGCCAGGCGAATTACCCGCCAACATGCTTGTAGATATAAAGCCGTTTGGCAAGCTTCACCCGCGCGCCGCCAACGCATACAACGCAATACGTACCGCCGCGTTTGCTGCAGGTATTAAACAATTTAAACCGATATCGGCAGGCGATACGTACCGGTCATTAGCGCAACAAACCGCAGGATTTTTACAGCGCTACACCCTGCAACCTATCGAGGGCGCGTCTACCCGAACATGGCAAGGCCGCAAATATTATTTACGCCCTGGCAACGCCCCGCTAGCTGCGCCTGGCGGCAGCCGCCACAATTTAGGTTTAGCCGTTGACTACGCAAACATGGCAGGCGAAACTTGGGCGTTTATGTGTCAACACGGCCCCGCGTACGGCTGGTCATTAGAGGTCATGCCCCAAGAGCCGTGGCATTGGTTTTATTACCCAGGCGACAAAGTGCCCGAACCTGTAACCCTTTACCTACAAAGCCTGCAGCCAGTATCACCACCAAGCGCGTAAGCGTCTACTACGGTTTTAAGACCGACGAAAAAAGGGGTACTGCATGAACTTTCTAATAGCCAAAATCTTTACGGCTGTCACTATAAGCCTGTCAGGGTTAGCGTTCGCCTACGACGCTTACAACGCGCCTAGCGCCCTACCTGTAACGCCCCCCGTTACGGTCAGTTTGGCACCTATGGCCACGTCGACAACTACAACGGCAGCACCGTTAACAGACTGCCAATACGCGCTACAACTAGCGCAGCAAGCGGGCTGGCCGCTAACCGAAATGGGCACCGTCGCCCGCATTATTTACCGTGAAAGCGGGTGCCAGGTAAAAGCGTTTAATAAATTGGATAGCAACGGCGGTAGTTACGGCTTGTATCAAATAAACGGCTTTTGGTGCCGGCCCAACAAGTATTGGCCTACAGGCTGGTTACAAGCGCAAGGCATATTACAAACCTGTAACGATTTATTTAACCCCGTGATTAATACAAACTCTGCATTAGCCATATGGCATAATTCAGGGTACGGCCCCTGGGCGTTGCCTAACCCATGACCGAATACCCGATACCCGACCCAGGCCTAACAGAAAGCACCCGACAGATGTACACAGAAAAGTACGCAGAAACCTTTAAACATTTTGTAGACGAAGTGTTTAGACCAAACTTTATACCTGCACCGAAGCCGGTAGACCATTCGATATTGCTAGACGAATTAGCAATACTAAAAGAAAAGTATTTGAACGGCACCCCAAGCGACGAACACAAATTCGCGGCAGCTGTCATTACCGCCGCTATGGCCGTAATTATTGGCATATGAAATGCAAACTATGTGGGCAAACATTAAAAGAAACACCCCACAAAACAAACCCAACCAAAAAGTTATATACGCATAAAGATTTAAAAGCCTGTACCAAACGCAAACCATTAAAGGACCCGACACCATGCAAGCAATATCAAACGACCCAACCGTATACGGCTTAAAAGTAACGTTAACGCTAGACGAATTGCGTACAGCTGCATACGTTGGAGTTGACCGTCGAATAAGCGGAAAGAAAAGTAATCGACCCGAAA